GATATAGAAATGGTAGTACCATTGATAGAAATAGATTCAGAGCCTTGTATCTTAACCTGACTTGCAATACACCCTAATTTTTCGGCATTAAGTTTTATTTGTGGTCCCTTAAATTTTAGTTCACCATCATCCTCTTGGTAGCGTATCATGGCTTTGCCCGCTTCTCTGCTCATATCCTTACGATATAATCCTTGGCCGCTCTCCGGTGGCAAATTTTTTACAGACCAAAACCGCCCCAAAATCACTCCTGCCGTTGCCCCATTAGGTAAATGACACACCAAAACCATATCCTCTAAAGATGGCATACAATACTCAAAGGAAAGGAGGGGCAATTCCTTTGTTACTGCCTCATCCTTATCCATGTATAGCACTCGTGCCGTACCCATTTCATAATTGATGGAAGAAATTCTTCCTACCCTTAAGCCTTCCAAAAAAATCCCTCCTTTCAAATAATCTTACTCATTTCCAAAGCAGTCACATATCCCTCCGACCTGGACAAAGAATGAACTGCCTTATTTACAAAATACTCTCCTGATATTTCAGGGCCAAAGTCTACAACAGTCACCACCACACCATCCACCAAATCAGGATCTCCCTTAACACTTAAAGTCAGCTTGAACAATCCATGGTTTGCATTGGCAATGGCCGCTTCTAATTTTCGCTTTGCATCCCCGGGGCTGTCCACTTGTTCATTCAGCTTCAATGGCCGTTCCTGGGTACCCAGTTCATAGGTAATATCCCTTTCCGTGCTTGCATCGGTGTATGTAAGAATGCCCCCTGTATAGCTACCTTCTAATTCCGTTTGATAATTCCATCCCGCCTCACGCTTTATGCTGTGGCGTGAAATTTCTTTGATAGGTTTTTTCTTTTTATAGCTATCCCGATTGAAAATAACCAACTTATCCCGATATATTTTTAAAATCAGCCCATACTCCTGACATAAACCCCGTAAGAATGCTCCGTCCTCTTGCTCACTTTGTTCTTTTGCAGAAATTTCAATTTCCTCCGCATCATAAAATAAAGCAAGGCGATACCGCCCTGCTATGGTCTCAGCTATTTTTTTCAGCGTGGCTTTCTCCCATGTTTGCGTTCTTTGTGTTGCAGAAAAAGCTGCCACCACAGGCTTTGCCACCGCCCCAACAGATATGGAAACAGGCTCACCGTTTGCCCCTGCACTATCCACAGTAAAGGTACCACAAGGAAGGAAGCGATGATCTCCCTCCCTCTGCCAGTCATAAACAATAATAGTCGCTTCCACTACATCACCTTTTTTGGGGAACAAATCCCCCATCCAGCGTTCGCCACGGTCTGCAATCTGAAAGGAACAATTATCAGCGGTACCCTCCGCAGAAAGTTCAAAAGAAAATCCCATAATGGCAGGTGTAATTTCTACACCGTTATATTTCAATACAACCTCTGACCTTCGTGCTTTCATGTCCTCCACGGCGGCATAAATTCTTTTGTTGTTTCTATCAACTCAGGACACACAATTTCTGTTCCTGCATCAAATTGAAAAATATCCAATAACGGAAAATTGGCTGCCATTAAAATATCCGCCTTGCACTCATCACCATATACATTCTTGGCAATGATGTCCCATTGATCACCTGCTTTTGTAATATACTTTGCCACCGTTTCCTCCTTTCCCCAAAACCACAAGTGCCTGCGATTTTGGGATTTTTTAAAATGCTACTCTGCGTTTATCTCTTTCATATCGTGCCATAAAGGCCTTGAACTTTTCATAAGCATGATTTAATGCCTCATCCACATCTTTTTTACTTGCTTCCCCTGAAATTTGTATCACTGGTGCAAAGGTTACTCCTCCACCTGTTGAGGTAGGTGCGCTATCCAAAATGCTTTCTAATTTTGACAATGGAATGACCGCTTCCGGCTCCCCACCTTCACCAATCAGAGAAAGGGTGGGCGCAGTAACAACACCGCCCGATGCCAATGCAGGAACCTTTGAACTTCCTGATAAAGCAGTTCCAATGGCACCAATACCACTTTTAACCCCGCTATACAAGGAACCCAAAATAGGGATAGATGAAATTTTCTTATCCAGCCCAGAAAGTTTCTCTCCAACCCAATCAAAAAATCCTGCGACTTTTTCTCTTGCTGCATCAAAAGCACCTGTTACCGCATCGCTTATACCTGAGAAAACAGATTTTGTTGCCTCCCACAATTCCATTGCTTTTGCCTTTACCGTATCCCAGTTTTTATATAACAACACACCTACGGCAATTAAAGCCCCAATAACAGCTATTGCAATTCCAATAGGCCCCGTCATAAATGTTAATGCGGCGCCAAAACCTTTTGCAATCAATGAACCTGCAGCAGTTACGCCGTTCCACGCTGTTTGTGCCACTGTTTGCGCACCAGTTGCAATGGTACTAGCCCCCCTTACAATAGCATCTTTAGCATACATCCCTTGTAAAATTAAGGTTTCAGCAATGCTTTTTGTAGTAGCAACCTTATGTAAGATTAATGCTTTTGTGGCCTTTCCTATATTGATAGCAAACCCAACTAATTTTACCCCAGCAATTACTGCTGCAAAAGTTGCAACTGTTTTAATGACCGGTGCATATTTGGCAACAAACTCCGGTGCTGCATCAACAAGACGTGCAACCTTTTCTGCCGCCATCCCTACCGTAGGAACCAACTTTTCCCCTAGCATTATCTTTAGAGCATTGATTTGATTCTGCGCAAGTTGAATCTTATTTGCAGTGGTGTCCGATCGTGTTGCATACTCCGCTTCCATGGAACCTGCATATTGGGAAGCATCCCCCACTTTCCTAAACTGCTCGTCCAAGTTATCTAGGTTTGATAACAAAGGTGCAATGGCCGCAACTGATTCTTTCCCGAAGAACTGTGTCAGTGCTGCTGATTGTTCCGCTTCCGGCAAAGCTTTAACGGCTCCCAAAAAATCAAGAATAGCTCCCTTAGCATCTACCTGCATTCGCTTCGCCATTTCAGTGGCTGAAAATCCAAGGCTTTTTAACAAACTCTTTTGTTTGTCCGTTGCCGCCTTCCCTGCTGTCATAGCAAGCATCATATTCTTGATACCTGTTGCACTGATTTCTTCCGTTACACCTGTCATGCTGGCGGCCATTGCAGCGATTTCTGCCGCACTAAGACCTGCAGTTTCACCTAAAGCACCAATTCTTGTTACAACACCAGATAATTTTTGTGTGTTTTCCGATGTCGTATTTCCCAAATAGTTAATTTGATCACCAAGGGCTTCTACTTCCGACTGGCTCATTTTAAATGACGTTCTCCATGTAGCCATCCAAGTTCCCGCCTGCTCAGCAGTCGTATCAAAAGCAATTCCCATTTTTGCGGCAGTTTCCGTAAATTGCATTAGATCCTCGTTTGCAATCCCTGCCTGTCCAGCTGCCGCTGTTATTTCTCCTAATTCAGAAACTCCCATAGGAATTCGCTTGGACATTTCTAATAAAGAGTCTGACATCTGGTAATAACTTTCCGTTAGCCGTCCATTTTTATCCCTTAGTCCATCCACAACCTTGGCCACATCGGCCATGGTGCTTTCATATTCAATTGCCTTATTTACCCCATCTTTAAGAAAATTTGCACCTGCCAAGGCAATGGAGGCTGCGCTCACAGCAATACCTACTTTTTTCAGAGTATCTTTCAAGCCCCCTAACTGCTTTTGTGCCTTCCCGACAGATGATCCAAAATTTTTATTTACCCTGCCTGCAATTTCAACCATCAATTCATATTCTTTACTTTTTTTTCCTGCTATTTTCCTTCACCTCCTCCGCAACTTCCCCTGCCACTTCATAGAGTTCATCCAATGTTAAATCCATGAAATAATCAATTCCGGCACCTGTGATACGCCCCAAATCCATACAGATTTTGCGCAATCTTTTTACATCGGAGTGGGATTTTATTCCCTTGGGTAAAAAAAATCGCTTACCTTTGTTCTGACCTTGATCATATCTTGCAAAGACATACCCTCGAAAAACTCAACGGGCATTCCTGAAGCTCTTGCAGCCACTCGTGCGGTATACTCACTATCCATTTCTTGCAGTAAACTGATATTCCCTGCATTACGATAGTTTCTATTGACTTTCCAAATGTCTTTCGCCCTCAAGTTCGTTAGACCCCAAAGGTCAACACCCGTATAGGTCTTTCCTTCAAAATAGTATGGCTCCTTAAAACGAATAATAAAATCTTCCTCTTCTACCGTAACAGATGTTTCTGCCACGGATTCTAAAACAATACCGCTACCGATTACTTCTTCATTCTGATTTACTTCACACCTTGCAATTTCGCCAATAACACTTTTATCTGCATTTACTGCAACTTCTACGTTTTCCTTTTCAGTATAGCTCATGATTTTCTTTGCAAAGTTTTCCACTTGTTCCTCTGATACATCCTGCCCCTCACACATTGCTCTAGCCACCTTCATAGCTTCTTCCCAAGTCTTTTTTTCCATTAGCACAAAGACCTCACTTTCTCTAAGATGTCTTTTCCATTCACAACAAAGATAGAATTGAGCTTGTCTAACTCAATCATCTTTTTCCCGTCAATTTCTAGCAAAAAGTAATACACCTCAACTTTTACAGAGGATTCTGCTGCCTCACCAACCTTAAATTTTCCAAAGTTGGCACCCTTTAAACCGCCACGAACTACCATTCTGGCACCAACTTGCTTTAGGGAACCATCACCCTTCATAGTCTGAATTGCCCCTCTTACCGTTAAATCTACGGGTTCTCCAGGCTTGAATACGCTAAAACAATCATCCATAGGCATACGGAAAGGCACCTCAATTTCCATACTATCGTAATGCCCCAGTGTTTCTGTTTCGATGTCTCCAAGAATTCCTGCTCCTGTTAAAGTGCTTGTTTTAGATGCGAATTCCGGGATTGGCATTTCTTCGCCCATGCCAATCAACTTGTTGCCTGTTGTATAAACGTTGTAATTTGTAAATTTATCAGGAATGTTTTTTTTCATTCTTATTCACCTCCCGTTAAAGCTGTTTTTAAAGCATTGGGATCAAATTCTAATAAAGCCTTTAATTCCTCTGCAGGTGTATATGGTGCCAAATACATATGGAACTGAATTTTGCCCCCTAAAATATCTGTGATTGGATTTTCAGATTCTAAAAATTCTATCCTAGCCCCAGCACAAAACCCTCTGGCTACAAAGCTGTTTCCTTTGATATTTTCGCTATCCACAACGCTTTCAATTAAACGAGGATTTCCAGGGTTATCAACCTTTTGCACATAGGTCAAAATAAAGTTATTTCCCCACCAACTAAAAAACCGCCTACAAGCAAGCCAACGATCCTTTGGATCCGTAGTGGAAGGATATGCCGCTGTGTTGTTGCCCCAAAGTTTAAACCCATTCATATTCAAAGCCGTGGTTACACCAAAACTATTGACTGTGTTTGCTTGCTCTTGATCAAGATCGACCACAGTCCCATCCTCCAACACCGTTGCAGTAATCCGGAGATTTTTATTTGATGGTGATGCATATGGCACATCCTCGTTATTCGCATCATTATATGCAGTACAAGCCCCCGCCAAGGCAGACATATAATAATGCTTGGTACCAATCGCCCCTTTTGGCCATAATGGATAAGCATGGTTTGAAGTTGCCCCAAGACTCTCCTTGGCTTCTTTTACTTCGGTGTAGGTTTTTGCACCATTGGTACCGCATGGGATATCCAAGCAACACTCACAAGTAAAAACACCATTGATTTTTTCACACTTCGCCTGCAGTGCTGCCGCTACATTCGCATCATGACTCCACCCTGGTGCCAACAAAATCCCTGGTGTCATTCCTAACTTAGGATAAATTTGGCGAATAACTTCCATACCTGTTTCTTGACCTGTACTTACCTGAATCCCACCAATGATATCAGTGGACTCCACTGCCGTTGGATCAATGGCAACCCCTGAAACCTGTATATTAGAAATCACTGTGCTTTTAATCAATGTAATTGTTACAAATCCATCATCATCAAAAGTAGAAATGTAGTCAGTATCCTTGACCAATGCCGTTTGACCATCTTCACTCTTTACCACCAGTTGGTCTAAGAGAACACCCTCCTCTTGTAATAATGCCTGCTTATTTGTAACAGCAATGGTTTTCCCAGTAATTACCTTTTTATGCTTGGCAGGGTCTAAAACGTTAATCAAAATGATTGGTGCAATGTTAAACACACGAAAACTAGCATCCACGCTTTGGCATAAGGTATACTTTTGAAAATCGTCTGAATATCCCACCTGTTCTGCAGCCTCTTTAAAGCTGTAACACAAAATCGGTTTATTCACGCAACCATATGGATCCTTTGCAAGATGCACTGGTGCCGTGCCTAAAATTACCTGCAATCCCGCTGTACCTTCAATGGGTGCCACTATACTGGTTGGTACCTCACCCACATACACACCATGTTTATAGGCCATACTCTCTTACCCCTTTCTGGATATATTCTTTTGCTTTTTCATAAATAATGCTTTCTGTAGTTCCACTCTTTTGCAGCATTTTTCTTGTTTCGGCGTAGTCCTCCATTTTTACAATCAATGCCTGAATTGCAGGGCAACCCCCGGCCGCTTCCACAAGCCCTTTGGGAATTTCCCCATCCTGATAGGCTGTTCCCTCTTTGGCTACAAAGGGAATTGTCGGGCCACAATAAATAACCGTTGTTTTTTGGCCTGTTTTTTTCATAACACCCCTCCTTTCTATATCAATGGATCCTCTAACAGAATGCCTGGACAATAAAAATTCATTTTTACCGCCCCATAAAAATATGGGAAAGTATCCTCATCCTGTACCGCCCATTCAAAGGGTGGCTCAAAGAAGAAATACTTCCCCACATTGAAATTTTTGAAAAACCGCTCTTTTACCCGCTGAATCATATTCATAACATCAAGGTAGCCTTGGCGGTTTTCATTGGTTGCCTTTACGCAGAAAACAAGAATGACCTCCACCCGCTCCTGCTCGTTCAACTCCTGAATGTTCCCGCTGTCAATTCTCACGATAATATAAGGAACTGTTTCATCCTCATCACTTCCCAAAGTAATGGGCAAATCTTGCTGATAAACATTGACCTTTGACGGCTTCTTGGAGATATCATCGGTGGAATAAAAATCAGCAAACAACGCTTTCAATTCCTCCACCAGACTCCTTTGTAAAAAAATCGGTGTCATTTTACATACATCTCCTTTCGTATCCTACGATCAATTTGGCGAGCGATTTCTTTTTGAAGAATGTCACCCACTTGTGGCTGGATGACTTTCAAAACATTTTTCTCGCTCCCCAACATTTGAGAAATGGCAGGAGAATAAATTGGCCTAATTGGATAACGCCCTTTGCCTACCCTTTCCACCACGCCCACATTGTGCAAACCAGACTTCGTAAACCTGGTAAGGAAAGCCTTAACCCCATCACGTTCCAAAGGCTTCATTTTGCTCTTTCTTAAAACCTTCGCTTTAAGTATATTGGGTTTGCCCTCTCTGGTTTGTATTTTGGCGGGGCTTATTTTATGGTCATTTACAAGGGTGGGACTGTTCTTGGAAGAAATCACTGCCACAGGCTTTCGTGAAGTTGCTTTTTTAATCTTCATATACCTATTGGCACTCCCAAGCTTCATAACATAGGCTTTTTGTGCTTCTTTTGCCATAAGCCTTCTGGTCTTTTTTGCTGTTTCATTTATGGCCAACTTCAGAACGTTGGGAGCATCCTTATGAAGCCCCCCCAACTGCTTTTCAATACTTCTAACGATAGCATCGCCGTTTTTAAACTCTATCTGTATCAAGCCCTATTCGCCCCCAAAGCAATGGCATAAACACCCATCTCTTCCGTTACTTCTTTTACACGGTACGTCTTGCTTCCATCTAAAATCAAAAGTGCCCCCACCTTTGGAGGCACCCCAAAATCTTGTACTTTTACATATAGCAACAAATCTGCTGTATATATACCGTCAAAATGATCGTTGACACGTTGG